AAATAAAAAATATGCCGACCCTAAAACAGGAAAAGGCCTTTAAGGAGAGATTGGCAGATAATGGTAGAAATATGGGAGAGATAATTAAATCAGCTGGGTATAGTGATGCTGTCGCAAAAGCACCCACCAAACTTACTAAAAGTAAGGGTTGGAAATATCTAATGGATAAGTATTTCCCTGAAGATGATTTGGCAGAAAAACATAAATATCTTTTAGATAAAAAAAGAAAGGAAGAAATACAAATAAAGGCCTTAGATATGGGATATAAATTACGAAATAAATATCCAGTTGCCAATAATATAAACGCCATACAAATTAATGTAGGCAAGGACAGAGAAGAATATACTTAGATATGAAATATAAACGGTTCATTGAAGAAAACTTTTTAATTGATGAACCCAAGACTGGTAAATTAGTTCCTTTCATTTTTAATAAAGTACAAGCACACTACTACGATGAGTTGATTAAGGATTATGACATTGAAAAAAATGGTATAACCAACCCTATCCGTGATGAAATACTTAAAGCTAGACGAGAGGGGTTTTCATCATTGATATTAGCATTATTTGGTGCTGACGATATTCTACAAGTAAACCCTACGGAAACCAATGTAATATCATATAAGGACGATGCTACCGAAACATTTAGACGGCGTTATAGAAATTATGTTTTATCCTATGCCGCAAGAAAGCTGGGATACACAATAGATCAGATACAAACTAATCCGGGAATACTAGACTTAGCAGCCAAGCAGTTCTTGGATGTAGATGGTACTGACATTGTATTAAGACATAATAAAGCACATTTCTATTGTGGAACAGCTAATGCTAGGGTGGGCGGTCGTGGTGGAGTATTACAGAAGCTATTATTTTCGGAAGCGGCCCATTACCCCAATAGTGATAAGATGACGGCTAAAGAAGTAATAGACGGAACGATGCGTCAAATTGATATTAACTCTGGTTGGGTATTTATTGAATCAACAGCTAACGGATATGGAAATTATTATCAACTAATATGGAGTTTAGCGGTTAAGGGATTACATCGTTTTAAGGCTCGTTTCTATGGATGGAGAGAGTTTTACAGCGAAGAAGATTTTGAAAAGATTAAGCTAGAGATGACTGATAAGGATATGCTTAAACAGGAATATCCCGAAACACCTGATGAGGCGTTCATAGCATCTGGTAATACATTTTTTAACAAGGAGAGAATATCTGAGCAACTTAAGGCGTGTCCTGTCCCAATAGATGTAGATAAGACTCTTATATCAGAAAAGCTTTTAAATCATTACATTGATAAGACATTGTTAGTTTATGAATTGCCTCAAGACTTTATTAGCTATGTAGCCGCCGCCGATGTAGCCGAGGGAAAAGGAAAGGATAGTTCAACTGTCTATTTAATAAACAACAAAACATTAGAGCCTGCCGCCGAGTTTGATTCCAATAAGATACGCCCCGATGAGTTTGCTATATTTTTAGATGCCCTTGGTAGATGGTACAATAATGCCTATTTAGCAGTAGAAAGTAATGCCGGACTATGGGTTTTAACAGAGCTATTTGAAAAATTACATTACCCTAACCTATACTGGAGAGAGGCAATAGACGATGTCACCCACGCTGTTAGAAAACAGTTGGGTTATCACACAGGAACAGGAAGTCAGGGCCGTAAGGTAATGCTTGATAATTTATTGGTTCAAGTTAATCTTTATGATGGTATATGGACTAAAGATTTCTTAAATCAATGCCTAGTGTTTGTAAAAAATAGTCTAGGACGACCAGCGGCGATGGATGGAGAACACGATGATTGTATTATAGCTGCTGGTATCTGTCATTATGTAAGAGATAACGCCCCCGCTGAGATTAAGCACGCCCCATCAGAACCTCAGACAGTTGAGCAAAGGATTATGGCCAGACTACAAAAGAAGAAAGAGGAGAAAGAGGGAACGAGAAGCGTATCACAAAGTAATTATTTATAGGACGCCACCCTATACTGTGAAAGATTTAAAAAAAATAAACGAACCTGACAAGGTTAAAACATATCAAGCAAGTGATAAGGATAATCAACTTACTACATTCTTAAGCGAACGCATCGCCATTCTTAAAGCCACCAAGGAGGATATATTAAATGGCTTTAACTTTGAATCGTTAATGAAGTTGGCTGACAGAGAATATCAGCCTAAAGACCTGGCTCACACAACTAATGCCTCTACTCTTATTACAGTAGAGGGAGAACCTAACGGAAGCTCTAACGCTAACGCCGAGATAGTTGATATATCCCTTGCCAAGGATAAGGCTAACTGGCGGTCTACCGCATCAGAGCCTACCCTGTTGATTAAGATACAGACTGCTTTATCTATTCTTATCGATCAGAACCCTGAAGCTGTTTTAAAGGCTACTTGCGAGAAGTATGAGAAGCGTAACAATGTAGCTAAGGCTTTCTGGAAGCGTAATTGGGAACTAACTGGCGGCCTTGAGGTATTAAAGTTGTTTGTCTTTGATTTAGCTAAGTATGGCTTCGCAGTCGGACACACCCTACCTCGTATTTTAAAAAGAGATAAAGAGATTTTAGAGGTATTAGACACCGAACGCCCAGAGAATAACAAGTATAAAAAGATACAGATTGTTGAGTTCAATGATATATACCGAGAGAAATTAGACCTTTACCGCACCTGGATTGATGACAAGGCTAATCTGACCGACCCATTCTCTATTAATGACTGGTATTATGAAAAAGACTATTCTTTAGAGGACTTTAAGGAAGAGTTTGGAATGTATAAGAATAGCGAAACCGTTACCGGAAGTTCCCTTAATGAATTGGCTGACGGAAACTCCGCAACCAAATCAAGAAAGGATATGGTTACGGTTGGCTTCTATGAGAATAAGAAAAAGGATTTATATGCTATTTGGATTCCAGGCAAAGAGAATACTGTTCTTTATTACTCTCCTCTACCTAACGATGACGGTAAACTAACGCTATGGTATGGGTATTGGCTGGAGAGAGACCCCAGGACTATTTACGGTATTGGTTTATACGAACTCCTAAAGAACAACAAGGTAATGTATGACCGCTTCTCTAATATGGACATAGATCAGCTTACAATGGCTATCTATCCAATGATATTCTATACTGGCGTTCCTATGGATGGAAACGAACAGATTACCATAAGTCCAGATAAGTTAGTAAAGAAACAAGCTGGCACTAGCATTGAACAGATTAAGATTCAGTATGATACTAGGGCGCCGGAAAAGATAACCGATTTAAAGGAAAGAATGGATGATGCTACTGGAATTACACCCACCCTACAAGGCGATGTTCAGGGCAAGACTTTGGGTGAGGTGTTACACGCTAAGGACTCAGCCTTAAAGAGACTTAATATTCCTTTACTTAATATTGCTAAGGCGATTGAGATGGACGCTTATATCACCCTGTCGTGGATGAACCAAGTCTATTCTATCCCAGAGGTTAAAGAGTTTTTAAACAGCAAAGAATTACAAGACTACGAATCGGAGAATAACACTAAAGCCAATAACATTCAGAATAAGGGCGGAGATAAGATTGAGGCACAGTTCTATCCCAGTATTGACCTTGGGCTAGAGGAGGATAGAGATGGTAATTTGATTGAAAGCCCTGAGAGACGGTTCTTTACTCTAGGAGAGGGCAAGCTACCTTTAGAGAGTATTAAATGGGAGGGTAAAATAACCATTAAAGCTAAGTCAATCATTAGCCCTAACCCAGAGCTAGAAAGACAGAGAAAGTTAGAGCTTTATAATGTAATCGCTCCGCAAGTTCAGATGATGGCTTCTTTATTCTATCAGCACGTTGACCCCAAGACTGGTGAGGCATACACCCCAGAGGGCGGAAAAGAAGTGGCATTGGCTTTATATAAACCAGCTAAAGAAATACTTGATATTCAAGATGAGAAACCTGAGAATTGGATATTTAAAGAACTGGTAGATATGGCCGAGAACCCTGAAATATTAGAAGCGGAAAAACAAGCCCAAATGGAGGCTGAAAAGAAGAAACCTGAGAATAGTCTATTTGTAGACCAAAGCACGCTAGAGGAGGGTTCTGGTGGCTCAGGAGCGACCGTACCGTCTAACGGCCAAGCCCAAACAGTTGTTGCCCCTAGTTCTATATCTAATCCCTTAAGACAAGCAATGGGTGCGGCACAGGGGGCTGAAACAAAGGCGGCAAGTAGCTTCTAATTTATGACAAACGATAAAAGAAAACAACTCCAAAGCGTAATGTCTGACGAGGGCTGGCCTGCGATGGAGGAATATCTTGAAGAATATATATCAGGACTTGACCTCAAAGGGACAATGAAGCGTGAAAATGAGTTTGAAACTATCTGGCAAAGAGCCTTTGACGAGGGAGGAGAATTACATCTAAGAAACTTCTTTAAATCAGCGGATGCTGAGGCGAGGAGATATAAATAAAATGCTTAGTAAGTATAGCAAATTCGAATGGAAGGGCGTAAAGATAGAGGCTAACTATAAGCCCTCCGTTGTGCCTTGTAAAAAGGTTAAAATAACCATAGGTGGAAAAGAGGCCGAGCTAAACCGCTCCGACCTTTACAATCTACTTGTCTTATTCGGTGATGACGAGGAAATAGACAAGTGTTTGAATGTAAAGAGCCGAGAGATGATAATGATTAAGAAAGCGGTTCTTGTTCAAACAAAGGAGGCAATCCCTGCCGGAGGAGAGATAAAGTTCTTCATAGAATATCCAATAAATAAAGAAGATTATGATGACTGGCTAAAAGAGAATAAAGATAAAATGGTTAAAGAAGAAGAAGCAAAAGATAAGCTAATTTAATATAATAAAATCCTTCCCACTATCAGGAAGTAAAAATGAAGTAATAATATGTTAACAGAAGAGCAAAAAGCTAAAATGAAGGCTGGCCGAGATGCCAAAAAACTAGAGGTGGTTAGTGTAGAAGACTTTAATTCCTTTAAGGAGGAAACTAAAAAGACTAACGAAACCATACTTAATGCTTTAGAGAGTCTTTTAAACAAAGACCCTAAAAAGGAAATCCTTGAACCTGTTGAAGAAAAAACAGAGTCCGAGATTGTCCCTTTGACGGCAAAACAAAAAGAAGTATTTGATTATTACTTCGCTGAGACTGACGGATTTACATCTTGGTATGATATTAATAAAAATATCTTTACCATTGAAGTCCCGATGGCTCTATCTAACACAACCCCCGCTTACCGAGCCTTGTATAAGCAAGACCTTAGAAGCAAAAAGGTTGACTCAAATGATATTCTGGGGAGCATTAAAGCGTGGTGTATTCTAGTAGCACAAAATCTTAAATATGAAAAGCGGATTCGCTTAAAATAAATAATTATATGAAAGAAGTAAAAATTACAATCATTTCTCAAAATGCTAATACAGTCAAAGAGTTTAAAGGTGATGCGGCTATCTTAAATGCCTATACTTACCTTGCTAGTTTATGTCCTTCTATTGCCACACCCACAGAGGAATTAAAAGAAGTAGAAAAACCTGAGACAACTGAGGATGGGGAAAAAAATCAGCCCATTGAAGATGTCTTGGAAGACGAAGTTGAGGGAGATGATGAGATTGTCTAATAAATAATAATTATGTTTAACAAAAGCATAAAGAACTTAAAAAAAGATAAATCATTAAATAAATTAAGTATTAAATTTATGAAATTAAAAGAATTAGTTGAGGGTAGTGAATCTTTGGGGGTTTTAATGGGACAAAAACTTCCTATCGTATTAAGTTTTAAGCTCTCATTATTTGTTAAGAAAGCATCGCCTGAATTAGAGGAATATAATAAAAAGCGTAATGAACTTTTGACTGAGTACGCCGATACAGTAAACGGTGAAGACGGCAAGCCGACTGGTCAAATGAAGTTTAAGGGAGACGAGGAACAGAAACAGTTTAATGAGAAGATACTCGCTCTATTAGACGAGGAGATTAAAGTTGAAGTGCCAGCAGTTAGTATTGGAGAGTTTGCTGGTATCAGTATTGAACCACGACATTTATCTGGATTAGATTGGTTAATTAAGGAATAACATTAAAAACTAGGACGCCAAAACCTTGAGTGTTCAATATTGACACTTAAGATTGATTGGCGTCCGTTTTATGTGTCATAAATTGGGACGCCTAATAAGCGTTCCTTTTTATTTAGGAATATATTTATTAAGAAATTAATATACTTCGCCCTATCATTGTGGGGCGTAACAAATTACAAGTATGGCAATAAAAGAAGTAAAAGACGACATTTCTAGTGAGGACTTAGAGGCTTTTGAAGAAGCCCAGGAAAAAGGAGAAATAAAAACCGAGGAGACCAAAGAGACTAAAGAACCTAAAGAGGAATCTACCAAAGAGGTAGAGGAAGCTGAGGAGTCTGAAGAAACAGAGGAAACCGAGGAAGAAGAGTCCGAAGAAGAAGAGGTCGTTGCCACAAAATCTTCAAAGGTGGAAATTAAGGAAGTTGAGGGAGAAACACCCAAAGAAAGAGCCTTGCGACTAGAAGTCACAAGATTAAGACGAGCCAATAGAGACAAGGAACAAAAAGATTTATTCAATGGTGATAAACCTGCTATCAGCGATGTATCCGAGAAGTTAAAAGAACTTGGTTATGACGAGGAGCAGATAAAAACTCTTGATAAAGCCTTTGACATTTTTGGCGAGAGCAAAGGATTCGTCCGTAAAGAACAAAGTTATTTGGCTATGGCTAATGAGGCTTTGTCAAACTTTATAGACGAACACTCTGAATACTCTACCGAGAATGATAAAGATGATATTTATTGGAATCGTTTTAACTCAATTCTAAAATCTGATTATAAACTTAAAGATAAGAGTCCGAAGCAACTTAAATCTATCTTTGAACGGATAGACAGAGATGTTAAAGACGAGTTAGGTGATAACGAAAAGGTTAATCAGAAGGGAAAAATTGAGGCTCAAAAACAAAAGGTAAAAAGTGTTTCCTCCGGCGCTTCCGCATCTTCTAAGAAAACCGAATCTAAACAAGTGATTATTTCTGGAAATAAATCATTTATATCCAGTAATCACCCCAATTTAGTTTTTAAGGGATTTGATGAGGATGAAGTTGATGAATTTACTAAATAATAACAAACTTATATGGCAGGATTTCAGAGAGTTGGTGGTACTACCACAGAAGCCAAAGAAAGAGTTATCGGAGCTGTTGCTTACGCCGTTGGTGATTTACTAATGCGTTCAACGACTGCTGGTACTCTTATTGCGGCGACTTCTAGTGTTACCCCTAACTTAATGGCTGGTGGTGGCATTGTCACCAAGGCCACAGACGGTGTTGCGACCGTTGTATATGTTGAACCGATTGATTATTCGGCTGAATATATCGTACAAAGCGCAAATAATTCCAATGTCGCACACAATTATATGTGTATGACTTTAACCGATTTAAACACGGTTAATAACACTGGTACTGACGATGTCACTAATCCTTGTTTCATTCAAACAGGGGTAGTCGGAGTGAACACAGACAAAAAGATTATCGGTCAATTTGTCCGTCAGATTTCTTAATTTAACTAATTACAAAATTATATGGCAGTCGCAGTACCTATGAACGTATTAGCATCCGCAAACGCCATAGATAAATCAGTACAGAGTTATTTTCTTAAGGAATCTACTCCCGAATTACAGTTAAAAAATTATTTTAACTTTAGAACGACTACTGATTACTATGACAAAGATGCTGGTGTTTCTGGACTTTCCGAAGCGTCTTTCACCGCTGAAAACGCTACAATTAAAAAAGATGTTCCGATTGAAACCTATAAAAAGGTTTACACTCAGGAACAGATTGATATTGAAGCTCCGTTTACTTACCTAGATTGGAAATTCGCTATCAAGAAAAGAGATGTTACTAATATTGTAAAATCTATTAATAACTCTTTAAATCGCAAAAAGGAGAAGTTAGCCGCCGAACGGTTGGTTAATGGTTTTAGCGCTACTTATAGTCATTATGACTTATTGAGTGGTAACCGAACCATTACCATCACTGGTGGTGATTCTCTTGAGGCTTTTACAACCGCTCATACTCGTGAAGATGGCGGTACTAATATGAACAATGTTGTTTATGATGGTACTACTTATTCTTTACCGTTTGATTATGCTGGTTATAAGGCCGCTATTCGCACGGCTTCGTTATTCGTTGACCCTCGTGGCAACCCGATGCCAGCCAATCTTGATACCCTTGTTTGTAAAAAGGGTTCTTCTGTTGCTTTTAAGGCGAAGGAAATCTTAAAGGCTATTAAAGATGGCAAGATTCCAGAGTCTAATGATAACGATGGCACTGGCGCTCCTGCGTTCAAGATTATTGAACTTGATTATCTTACATCCGATGCTTATTGGTATATGTTTGATAGTTCAATGAAGAACGATATGTATGGCTTCCAGTTTGTTGAATCCGAAGCTAACAACGTTGACCCGGTTCACGTCAATCCTTATACAAGAGGTTTGTCTTGGTTTGGTCACGCTTTATGTGCTTTAGGTCACAATGATGCTGCCCGCTCTTGGGTAGCTTCCGCTGGAGATTCGGTAACTACGTAAATAACTAAATAATAAGGGGGATTATAGTGGGTGAGCTAACGCAATACTCTATACAACAATTCCCCTTTAGAAATTATGTCTACAATTAAAGGACGAACTTACTCAAGCCCTAAGAATATCAATTTAAGACAAGGTATCGTTAGGTTTGATAAGGAATGGTCTTCAAATCCTCTTTCACTAGATTCTAATGGTTATGGACTATATATTAATAGTTCAGATCAGCTCGTTTATTGGGATGGGTCTTCTACCAGTATCTTAGGAACTGCTGGAAGTATGGTAAATTATTCGTTAGATGACGCATACAATGACGGCACGGAAATGACCGTTGATGGTGCTGCTGTCACTCTAACGGGTACACACGCCACCAATAACACCATCTCGGTCACTGGTTCTGGTACTGGAAATCTAATTGATTTAACCAATACTGGTTCTGGTAAAGATATTGATGGAACATCATCTACTTGGTATGTTTCTGCTGCTGGTGCGGCGGTTTTCACAGCTATTACTGGTTGTGACGCCTTAACTGCTGCGGCCAACCTTACCCTTGAAGCCACTGGGACTGGTACGATTACTCTTGGCGGAACTTCTAGTGGTGCTATCGGTATTGGTGCCGGTGGGGGAGCGGTAACAATTACCAACTCTTTAACTATCACTGGTTCGGCTGACGCCACCAAACTTACAGTTACTGCTGGTGACGTAACTATTGCTAATGGCATTCTGTCATTGGATAGTGATGACACCACACAGGGAGGTAATTTGGTTATTCCATCTTCTGCTGCCACTACTTCAAATTGTATCAGTATTACCGCCGACGACTTAACTACCGGAGCCGCTATTTATATTGATTCTGATAATGGTGCTTCGTTTGCTAGTCAAGGTGGTTATCTTCATTTCATTGATGGTACTAATCCTGTTTTCCACGTTGGAAGATATGGTGCTACTACTATTGCCGGAAACGCTGAGGGGACTGACTCCTTAACATTAACCAAAGGTGATTTACGCTTAACTGATGGTGCTTTAATTATCACTGCTGGTGCGTTTACTTATACCGCTGGCGATATGACTATGAGTGATGGTTCTTTAGCTATTACTGATGCTGACGATGCTGCTTCATTCTCTGTCACTAACGACACCGCCACTTCCGCAACGGTTGTTGCGTTGGCTGGTTCTGGTGTATTTACTGGTTCAACTACTGCTTCCTGGATGACATTAACTCCGTCTGGTTTAACCAGTGGTACTGGTTTATATGCTATCGGGGCTGGTTTAACGACTGGTAAATTAGTTGACTTAGCTACTGATGCCACAATGACTACTGGTACTATCTTGAATGTTCAATGTACTGGAGCTAATGATGCTATAACGAGTGGTATGGCCGCTTCGTTTGATTTAACCGCCACTGCTATTACAGGAACAGTTAATAAGATTGGTTCTGGTGTTTCTATGACTTCTAACCGAACCACCACTACTGGTACTGTCTCTGATGACTTTGATTTATTATCATTAGTCAGAACAGACATTATCAATGGTGCTGGGGCAATGAGTGCTGCTGGTTCTGTGTTATATATTGAAAATGCGGTTACCAATACCTCTGGTACTGTTACCGACACCGCCAATGGTGTTGAAATTGTAATGGATACACTAGGAACTGGCGATGGTATCAAGGTTACTCACGCCGCAACTGGCGGTAAGGCTCTTAATATCGTAAGTGCCGCTACATCGGTTTCCGATGTGTTAATCACAAGTTCTGGCGTTAAGGCTTCTACTAAAGCAGCCTTAGAAGTTACGACAAGTGGAGCAACCGCCGCTGGTGGTGCTGCTTTGAGAGTTTCTCAGACTGGTACTCCTGCCGCCGCTACTTCTTACTTAGCTGTATTCACTAACGCTGGTGCGACCTGCTCAAATAATCCTGTTGCTGTTTATATTAACGGCAAAGATTCTACCGCTGCTTCATTACAAGTAACTGGTTCAGGTGCTATGGCTGGTGGTTTGGTTGAATTAAACTCTACCGCTACTGGAGCTTTAGGTGCTGTCTTAAAATTAGACCAGACTGCTTCTTCGGCTGCCGCTGGTGATGTTATGGGTCGTATATTATTTACTGCCCAAGATGATGCTAACGCCGCTGAAACTTATGGCACAGTTGACTGTGTTATCAGAGATGCTGCCGCTGCCAACCCTGACGCTGAAATGATATTTAGCGTTGATAAGGCTGGCACAAACACTAGACACCTGTCTATCGGTTGGGATAGCGTAAATAGCGCTACTTTAGCTGGTATCGCAGTTGGTACTGGCGCTGCTGCTGCCATTATTTCTTCTCAAGGTGCTTATGACTTAACCCTTGAAACTAATGGTGGGACTAACTCTGGTGTTATTACTATCACCGATGGTGCTAATGGCGACATCGCCCTTACTCCAAATGGTGTTGGTCAGGTGCAATTAACCGCTCCTACTTATGGTCAGATTACTGCTGGTGCTGATGGCGCTGCCACCCTCACTATTGCAATGGTCGGTCTATATACTATTGGTAATACTGTCGGAAGAACATTAACTCTTCCGGCCGCTGCTACTTCTGCTGGTGCTTGGTACACGATTAAAAAGACGAGTGCCGATGCCGCCGCTGTAACTGTTGATGGTAACGCCGATGAGCTAATTGACGGCGCTGCAACATTCGCCGAGATTGATGCCCAATATGACGTTGCAACTTTTGTCTGCGATGGTACAGGATGGCACGTTGTTAGTAAAATAATCGCTGCTTAATTAAATATTGATGATTTACTCTGGAGGGGAGATAATCCCCTCTGGGACTAGCTTATTAATTTAAAATAAAACTATGTACGAGACTAATTCTCTAAAGGCAGATATTAACTTTGCCACAAGTGGCGACCACACGATTATTGCCGCCCCCGACAATGGCTATATTGCTATTGACCACATCAATTTTATACCGACATCAGCGGCAACCATTCAATTAAAAGATGGTTCAACTGCTTATGGCGGTGCTTATTATCTGAACAATCAAGCCTACACTATTGAGAACGCCTATCTTAACCCTAAAGGTGTTATTACCCTAAGTGTTGGTGAGGCTTTTGTTATTAATACCGATGTCGCCGTTCAGGTGAGCGGATTTTGTCGGTATCGGGTTGTTATCTAAACTTATGTTAGAGGGAAAACGGAGGGTAAACAAAAAAAAGATATTACATATATCTCATATTGATATTAGTCCTTTAGAGGCTAGTCCTTTAATTGTGGCCGAACTTAAAAAGCAAAAAGAATTATTAGAAAGAGATAATCGGGAAGCGTCTAAATCTTTGGATTCAAAAAGACGAAGCCTTAATCTTGATTATAAGTCTTGCGAGAAGATAGAAAAAGAACACTTTGCCAAGATTGATAAAGCCAGAAATGAATATCTGGATATTGTAGATAAATTTGACATTAAAAATGGAGAGTTAATCAACATCAATAATCAGGTGTCTTCTTTAATAATGTTAAGACAAGATTTGTTGTCCGTTATTCCTGAATTAAAACAAGATAAAATAAAATTAGAAAAAGAAATCTATGAAACTATTGAAAGATATAACAATGATAAAAAAAATAGCGAAATCTATCTTAATAGAGTTCGTGAAAAAATTGAAGAAAGCAATAAAGAGTTTAATGTCCTTGATGAAAAGCTAACCGTAGCTAAAGCCGAGTTAAAGGAAATCACCGAAAAGAACACTCTGGAGAATAAGATATTAGCCAGACGACACAATGATTTGGAGATTTACGAAAGACGAATAAGAAAACAAAACCCAAATATTAATTTAACCTAAACAAAATGAGCCTAATCGCAGCCCTGGGTGATCAATCATCATCTTCAGAAATAACCGCCCTGACTAATTTGACAGAGCTGTCCATTTCTGGAACAAACCAGTTTTTGAGAAAGACTGGTGCTTTGACTTTTGAAAACGCCACACCCACCGAAGTTGGTTTTGGAAATGTAGTCGGGCCGGATTATGCTGTAAATAACAGACTAGCTGTTTTTAATGGAACTACTGGAAAACTAATAAAAGATAGCGGTGTCGCTTATACAGAGATAACATTTTCTCCCTTAGCCAATACAGCCAATTATATCCCTCAATGGGACGGAGCAAACTCTAAAACTCTTAAAAATGGATTAGCTGTTCCCGCTGGTGGTTTGGCAGGGCTTACGGCATTAGGATTAAAAGCAGATACGACCGCCCTTGCTTCTTATCTCCCCCTCGCTGGTGGCACAATGACAGGCAGTATTACAAACTCAACTTCAGTAAATCCTCTCACTACTTTAGCCGAATCTTGGATAGGACCGAGTTCAACGACTGGGGTATATTTTAAAGGCGGCAACGTAGGCATCGGGACGACGAGTCCACAAACAAAACTAGCTTTATCATCTGGTAGTGAAATAAGTTTTGAAGCAAGTGCAGGAGTAACAGATATTGCTTTAACTCATAGTGCTGATACATTGACTCTTTCTGGCGGTAATTTGGCTTTGGGGGCAAATAATTTAACTATGACAGGCTCTCTTGGTGCTACTGGTGCTGGAAAACTTACTAAAGTATGGACTACCGATGCTGAAATTACTAATCTACCAACAATAAATGGGGGAACTTTAGCTTCGGCTCTTTCTTTAGGAACAATGGCATCTGCCTCAACTGGTGACTATGCTTTAGT